TGTTCCATACTACGCAACTATGGTTGTAATTAACCAACCTTGGGTTGACCTTCCGGATAATCCTTTTGGACAACCTGAGATTAAAGCTAAAGGTGGTGAGGCGTTATGGTTGGCATCAAGTTTAGTATTCTTATTTGGTAATCAGAAGAAAGCGGGTATTAACCATATTACAGCAACAAAAGGTGGAAGAACGGTGGCTTACGCAACAAGAACTAAAATATCAGTATTGAAAAACCACGTTAATGGTATTTCATTCAAAGATGGTAAAATCATTGCGGTACCACAAGGGTATATTAAAGACGATAAATCGGCTTTAGAGAAATACAAAAAAGAGTATTCAGAATTTTGGAATCAAATCTTATCAGGTGATGGAGAAATCGTCTATAAAGATATTGTTTCAAAAGTTGAGGAAGAAGACGAAGACTAGTACTAACGTAAACAAACAAAAAGTGGTTAAAACACTATTAGTGGATGGTAACAATTTAACAAAAATTGGATTCCACGGGGTTAAAGATTTTTTTAATAAAGGTAAACACATAGGTGCCGTATGGCACTTTGTGAATACCCTTCGTAGACTTATAGACGAAGAAAACTACGACAAAGTAGTTGTGTTTTGGGATGGGGATAATAATTCCCTAACCCGAAAAACATTATACCCCCAATATAAAGAAAAAAGACGAACAACTGACGACTTTAAGGAACAATCTTTTGAAGAACAAAAAGAGAGGATTAAGGAGTATTTGGAAGAGTGTTATATAAGACAAATAAACGTCGAAAAAAATGAGGCGGATGATTTGATTGCATATTACTGCCAAATCTCGGAGAACGAACAGAAAACGATTTTCTCGGGGGACAAAGACCTCCTACAACTTATATCCGATAAAGTATCGGTGTATTATCCAAAAACAAAACAAACATTCAGAAACGGTGACAAAGTAATGTTGGAATATTATTATTTTCCACATCAAAATGTCCGTACCTACAAGATTTTATCGGGAGATAAATCAGATAATATTGATGGTATTTCCGGGCTTGGTGAGAAAACACTTATAAAGTTTTTTCCTGAGTTGCTTGAAAAACCGGTTTCAATTACCGATATTTTAGAAAAGGCTGAAAATTTACTAAAGGAGAACCGAAGTAACAAAACATTACAAAATTTATTATCGGGAAAAACAAGAACCGGAGTTTATGGAAATGAGTTCTTTGAGATTAATCAAAAAATTGTTGATTTATCAAATCCTCTAATAACTGAGGAGGGAAAAGAACTTGTTGAATTATATTATAAGGAAAGTTTGGACCCTGATGGGAGGGGTTACAGGAATCTTATAAAGATGATGATGGACGATGGGTTCTTCAAATATCTACCGAAAGTTGATGACGCGTGGGTTAATTTTGTTAGACCCTTTATGAAACTAACAAGAAAAGAAAAAAGAAATTACAAAAACAATTAATTAAAAATTATGAAAGACCAAGATTCAGTAAAATTAGAATTCTTAATGATGGTAAACGATAACATTATCGTTCAAAGATTTTTCAACGTGAGAGATTTTAACGACAAGGCCAAATATTCGTTAGAACTTTATGAATTAATCCACACTTTGAAAGTGGATGTTCAGTCTCAATTAGCGTTGAAAACCGTTACATATATGTCCGACAATATGTACGAAATTATTAACAATCCGGCTATTTTGGAAACGTCTTACATTGACGGACCGGAGTACTTCAACATCTTTATCAAACAAAATGATATGACAATTTGTCATAGACAGATAGACGCGAAAGTATACCCTCCAAAGGTAAGATATACCGTGGATGTACGCCCACACCTAAAAAACTTGTTAATGAATTTGACTGACATTTTCTCGTCAAAAAATTTAACATACAATTATCTAGACGTTAACCTAAGTGTATAGTATTTATCAAATACACTAATAAAAATTATATGGCGACAAACAAAAATTTCGAGTATCTCGGTAGCACATTTCAGCTACAATTATTAAACCAAATCATAGTTGATAAAGACTTCTCAAGGTCTATTATCGATGTGATTGAAACAAGTTATTTTGAAAATAAATATTTCAAGTTAATCATCCAAATGATTAAAGAATATTACTCAAAATACGAACATACTCCTACGTTTGACACCTTAGAACAAATTACAAAATCTGAGTTACAACAACCTCTAGCAGCAAAAATCGTTATCGATACCCTTAATAAGGTGAAAGATACTGATGTTGAAGGAGCAGAATTTGTACAAGAAAAATCTATGAAATTTTGTAAACAACAAGAGTTACAAAAAGTAATGGTTAAAGCTCAAAAAATCATTGATGCGGGTGAATTTGAGAGTTATGACACATTAGAAGAATTGGTTAGTAAAGCTCTTCAAGTTGGGGAACACGATAAGGGAACTGAAAGTGTTTTCAGTAACTTAGATGAGGTTCTAAATGAAGATTATCGTCATCCGATACCAATGGGTATTCCGGGGATAGATAGACTCTTAAAAGGTGGTTTAGCGAAGGGTGAAATCGGTGTTGTTTTAGCACCAACAGGTGTCGGTAAATCTACTTTACTGACAAAAATCTCAAATCACGCATTTAATTTGGGATACAATGTTTTACAAATATTCTTTGAGGATAACCCAAAGATTATCCAACGTAAACACATTACCTTATGGACAAAAATCCACCCGGATGAATTGTCTATAAGAAAAGATGAGGTTATGGAAAAAGTTAAGACTGTTAAAGAGACTATGTCTAATCAACTTATCCTTAAAAAACTTCCATCTGATACTGTAACAATGATGCAAATTAAGAATCAAATTAGAAAAATGATTTCTGAAGGAAACAAAATTGATATGGTGTTATTGGACTACATTGATTGTGTGGTTCCTGATAAAAATTTGGGTGATGAATGGAAATCTGAAGGGTCTGTGATGAGAGCGTTTGAAGCGATGTGTCACGAGTTGGATATCGTTGGATGGACTGCGACTCAAGGTAATAGAAGTTCAATATCTTCTGATGTGGTAACTACCGACCAAATGGGTGGTTCTATCAAAAAAGCACAGGTTGGACACGTAATCATTTCCGTGGCTAAATCTCTACAACAAAAAGAAATGAAACTAGCAACGATTGCAATAACTAAATCACGTATTGGTGATGATGGGGTTGTATTTGAGAATTGTAAATTTGACAATGGTATGTTAGAAATTGATACTGAGAGTTCAGTAACATTCTTAGGATTAGAAGAACAAACCGAAGAAAGAAATAGACAAAGAATCAAAGACTTGTTAGACAAGAGAAAAGAAAAACAACAACAAAATCAAAATTAAGAAAAATGGAAGAAAAAATATTAAAAGAAAATCCGAATAGATTCGTGATTTTCCCAATTGAACATAATGATATATGGGAGTTTTACCAACAACATCAATCGGCGTTTTGGACGGCAGAAGAGGTTGATTTATCTAATGATATTAGAGATTGGGAAAATTTAACTGACAATGAAAGATTCTTTGTGAAGAATGTATTGTCATTCTTTGCGGCATCCGATGGAATTGTAAATGAAAACCTTGCGGAAAACTTCTTAAAAGAAGTACAATATCCGGAAGCTAAGTTTTTCTACGGTTTCCAACTTATGGCCGAGAATATCCACTCTTTAATGTATTCATTATTGATTGACACTTATATTTCAGATGCTGACGAAAAAGACGAATGTTTCCACGCAATTGATAAATTACCTGCGGTTCAAAAGAAAGCAAAATGGGCGTTGGATTGGATTGAGAATTCAACTTTCCAAGAAAGATTGATTGCATTTGCGGCGGTTGAGGGTATTTTCTTCTCAGGTTCATTCTGTTCAATCTTTTGGTTAAAATCAAGAGGAATTATGCAAGGATTATGTAATGCAAATTCTTTGATATTCAAAGATGAGAATTTACATTGTGATTTTGCAATTCATTTGGTTAACAATCACTTAGAGAACAAACCAAGTGAAAAAAGAATTAGAGAAATCTTATTATCGGCTTTGGAGATTGAAAAAGAATTCATTACAGAATCAATACCAGTATCTTTAATTGGTATGAATTCAAACTTGATGAAACAATACCTTGAGTTTGTTACTGATGGTTTATTAGTTAAATTTGGTTGTAAAAAACAATTTAACGTAGAACAACCATTTAAGTTTATGGAACAGATAGCAGTTGAAACAAAGGGTAACTTCTTTGAATCAAGAACTATGGAGTACCAAAAGGCTAAGTTAGGTGAGTCATTAACATTTACAGACGATTTTTAATAT